TAACGCATGGGTTGTAGCGGCTGACGGAACACCTAAAACACGCTTAACGGTTGATACTGACACAACGCTGTTTCCAGACCGCGTGATGGTGCTAGGCACAAAACTCAAACTGTTTGAGATTAAAGGTTTTGACACCACAGCAGTGCTTCAAGATTACACTCGTGAGCTGGAGAAATGGAAAGCAGCAGAGAGCGGCGCAGATACGCTATCCCTCGCGCCACGCTATCCAAATATACTACTCACGCAAAATAATATACCCGACACTGGGTACGGAAACACTACTAGCTAGAGTTAGTGCATAAGCCAATAAAGTAGTATATAATGCAATCTCTTTTAAGCTATTTTTGGAGATTGACATGGCACGACCAAAGTTAGGGGTTACTTTTTGGGATAGAGTTAACCAATATGTACAAATTTCATCTACCGGATGTCATTTATTTAACGGACATTTAGACGAATGTGGCTACGGGCGAATAACTAAAGATGGAAAATTAGTTCGCGTCCACAGAGAAATGTGGAAGCAACATAACCCAAATAAAGAAATAACAGGCGTGATAATGCACACCTGCGACACGCCAAATTGCGTTAACCCCGCGCATTTAGTCCACGGAACGCAAGCGGAAAACATTGCGGATATGGTGGCTAAAGGTAGACGGGTAACAGTAAAAGGTTCTGCGCAAAAAGACGCTAAATTAACTGAATCTGATATACCTGTTATTAGAACGCTATTGGCATCGGGCGTATCAGGGTATAGAATTAGCAAACAATTTAAGGTATCAGAGCAAACGATACGCTTTATAAAGCAGGGTAAAACTTGGAAACACGTTAAATAGGTAACTAAATGCTACGTCCTAAACGCCAAACTTCAGGTACCGTCACTGTCACCGCGCCAATTGGCGGGTGGAATGCGGTCAATCAATTAGCCGCGATGTCGCCTAATGAGGCGGTCATCATCGATAACTGGTTTTGTTTGCCTACTGAATTGCAGTCACGCAAAGGCTACACATTGTGGTCAAGTGGCATAGCGGGCGATATTGAATCGTTTATCACCTATGACGGGCAAGATGGCGTTTCGCGTGTCTTTGCGGTAGCTGACGACGCTGGCGATTGCAGTGTGTGGAACGTAACGGCGCAAACACCTACCGCGCCAACTGAAGTTGTTACAGGGCTTTCTAACGCTAGATGGTATTTTGGTCAAGTATCAACGTCAGGCGGCACATTTACGCTTGCTGTGAATGGCGAAGATTATATGCTTCTCTATGACGGCACAACATGGCAACAAGTGACGGGCGTATCTACGCCTTACGCTATCACAGGCGTTGACACAAGCCTACTTGTTGGCGTTTTAGTGCATCATCGCAGAGCGTGGTTTGTCCAAAAAGACAGCATGAAATGCTGGTATTTAGCGACTGATTCGATTGCTGGCACAGCAACTTCTTTTGACTTTGCACCTTTGTTTATCAATGGCGGCAGTATTGCTAAGATTGAAACATGGACGCTTGACGCCGGTAACGGTATGGATGACTATTTTGTCGTCATTACTACGGTAGGTGAGATTGCCGTCTATAGCGGAACAAACCCTGCGTCAGCCGATACATGGTCGCTTAATGGCGTGTATTATGGCGGTTCACCCGTAGGGCGCAGTTGCACAATTAAGTTCGGGGGTGACATATTACTGCTAAACAAAGATGGCCTAGTTCCTTTGTCACAGTGGTTAATGTCTAGCCGTGTTAACGTCAAAACGTCTATCACAAACAAAATACAAAAACTTATTACTGATGCAACCGTAGCGTATGCAGGAAATTACGGTTGGCAAGTCGTGTTAAGCCCACCTAATAATATGCTGTTTATTAACGTACCAATCAGTTCAACGCAGTTTGACCAATACGTTATGAACACCATTAGCGGGTCATGGTCACGTTTTACAGGCGTTAATGCTACCTGTTGGGCGTTTGTTAACAACGTAATGTATTTCGGACAAGGCGGCAAAGTCTTTAAATTTTGGGATGGGCCAACTGATGATGGCGAAGTCATCAATACCGACCTTTTACCTGCTTTTTCTGCCTTTGGCAGTCAAAGTCAGATTAAGCGTTGGACGATGGCTAAAGTGTCAATGGGCTTCGATTATGCGTTTGCGTTTTCCGGTCAGATTAACCTTAACTTTGATTTAGATTCTCAACCACCACAACCCTATAACCTTCTTGCTACCAATGCAGGCATTTGGGACTCTGGCACTTGGGACAATGTACAATGGGGCGGAAACATCATGCCGTTCTCACGTTGGCAAATGGCGTCGGGCATGGGCTATTACGGCACGTTTAGAATCAGAACATCAAGTAAAACGTCTGATATTCGCTACTATGCAACAGACTATGTATTTGAAGGCGGAGGCGTACTATAATGGAGTACACTTACAGCATAGAAAAGTTCCACGATATTTGGCAAGAATTTGAGCCGTTATTTCGGGCACATTACAGTGAAATGCTTGAGCGTTTAGTAAAGCAAAACATAAACTTTTCGCCGTTTAATTGGCGGCTTGATGAATATTTGAAAGCTAGCCATGCAGGCTATTTAGTCATGTATGTTGCGCGGTTAGATGGTAAACCAGTAGGCCATTGTGCAATCTATATAACAAACGATATGCACAATATGGACTTAATAGCGCAAGAAGACGCGCTTTACATTACAAAAGAACATCGAAAAGGCATCGGTAAGAATTTAGTACGCTTTGGACTTATTGACCTACGCAACCGTGGAGTGAAACGTCTAAATGTTAGCGCGATGACCGATTTACGCGTTGCAAAGTTGTGGGAGCGAATGGGCTTTAAACACACTTGCGCAAACATGACATATACATTTTAACGAGGAATATCCATGTGTACACCTTCAGCTCCGCCAGCGCCAGACTATAAATTAGCCGCGCAACAAACGGCAGCAGGAAATCAAAACGCGTCTATTGCAGCGCAATATGGCAACATGACCAATCAAGTTGGCCCACAGCAATTTACTTATGATGCAGAAACAGGAGCGTACTCGCCTACTGGCACATCGACTGGCGTAACTTATACAAACCCTGCAAAACCTGATTCTCAAGGCAGTATGCCTTTTGATATGACTTCGCTAACGCAAAAGCAGAAAGATGCGTATTACGCTGGCCAAGGGCTACCTAAAAACTTTGTTAAAACGTATGACCCTCAGCAATGGAATCAAACTCAAACATTAGGTGCTAACGACCAACAGCTATTTAATCAAAGCCAAGCTACACAGTTAGGTTTGTCTAATATGGCGTTAACAGGGCTTGATAAAGTTAAGCAAGCCATTTCACAAGGGGTTGCGCCAGAAATTGCAATTCAAGGTGGCCCTGAATCTACCGCTGACCGCATGACGACAAACGTTAATGCGCCTGACTTTGTTGGCGGTGGATTAGATACCTCCGGTTTGCAGGGCAGCGTAGGTAATGCCGGTCAAATGAGAACGTCTATTGGCCCCGTAAACGGGGTAGAGCAATATGTTGTAGATAATAACGGGGATAGAATTTTAACGCAATCTGGCGCTAATCAGCAGGCTAGTGGTCTTGGAGCGGGGTTAAACAACTCAGCTAAAATTCAAACTAACTTAGGGCTAGACCCAACATTACTTAATCAACAAGCCGTTGATGCGCTATACAAAGCGAATACGCAGTATCTTGACCCACAGTTTGCGCAAAGCCAAGCAAAGATGGAAAGCCAATTGGCTAACCAAGGCATTACGCGCGGTAGTGAAGCGTATAACAACGCAATGCTTAACTTTAACAATCAAAAGCAACAAGCGTACACGGACGCTCGAAATCAAGCGATTGGGCAAGGCACGGCGGCGGCGCAAGGGTTGTTTGGAATGGGGCTTCAAGGCGCTCAATTTGGCAATACAGCACTTGGTCAACAGTTTGGTCAAAACGTTACCGCGCAACAATTAGCTAACGCTTCAGCAGGGCAAAACAACGCCAACGCACAAACTAATATGGGGCTTACTAACGCCGCATTAGGGCAACAATTTGGTCAAAATGTCACCTCAGCTAACTTTGCTAACGCGGCGCAACAACAAGCGTACAACCAAGCACAAGGTAATGCACAATTTCAAAATGCCGCGCAAGCACAACAATACGGACAAAATTTGTCTGATATGCAGGCGCAAAACACAGCCGTTGGACAACGCTTTGGTATGGACACAACCAACCAAGCGTCAACAAATAACGCGCAAACGCAGCAATATAACGCTGCTATGGCTAACGCTAACTTAAATAACCAGCAGCTTTCACAATTATATAATCAGCAATTGCAAAGCGGGCAAATGAGTAACGCGGCAAGTAATCAGCAACTTGCGCAGAATCAAGCGGTTCAACAGAATCCACTTAATATTTTGCAAGCGCTAAGAACAGGCGCTCAACTTAATACGGCTAATTTACCTGCGGTTGGCGTATCTCAGCCCGGACAGCTAGCTAACTGGCAAGGCGCGGATATGTTAGGCGCGGCTACTGCGCAAGGTCAATATGACCAAAGTTTATACAATGCACAAGCGGCGGCTAATGCGCAAATGATGAGCGCGGGCATTGGCGCAGCGGGAGCGCTTGGCGGCGCGGGCATTAAAGCGGCGGCGTCTGACAGAAGGCTTAAAAAGAACATTAAACATATTGGTACGCACGTTCTTGGCATTGGGCTTTACACATGGGATTACTTGTGGGGTGCGCCGTTTGCTGGCGTTATGGCGGACGAAGTGGAACAAGTCATGCCAGAAGCTATCGTTATGCACCCAAGTGGGTTTAAAATGGTTAATTATGAAATGCTGGGGTTAGTGTAATGATGTTAGGTGAAGACCAACACGCAGCGCTGGTGGCTGCACTTAGAAACCAACCGCAATACCCGCGAGGTAATGCCGCGCCGTCAGCGCAATCCATAATGCAGAACGCGGAAGCGCTTGGTAAAGGTTATCAGGCTATTAAAGAAGCTGGCAAAAGCGACGCGCAGCAGTACGCGGATGAATTTGGTCAATATGACCCTCAATTTGCGGCGATGCAAGCTAAAACACCTGACGAGGGTAGCTTTATGAACGGTTTGCAAAACAAATGGAATGGGCTATTTGGAGGTGCGAGTGGCTAGTTTATACGATGAAAAAGTGCTTGGTGCTAAAGATAGAATTGCTTTAGCTCGTAAGTTACAAGAAAAAGGCGATAATATTGCGGCTGGTCAAATGGTTAGCGGATGGTACGTCCCTAATACTGGTGGAGCCGCGCTTGGCGCGTTGCAAAATATCATTGGCGCGTATCAAGAAAGCGGCGCTAGAGAAGATTTAGATAAAGCAGAGCGTGAAAAAACAGCAGCCACTATGCGAATGTTTAACTCAGCAGGTATTCGTGTACCTGAAGAAATGGCATTGCAAGCTGGAACGCCTGAGCAAAAACCTTCTTGGTGGGATAAAACATCGGCGTTTGTTACGGGCGGAGAGCAACCTCAAACCATACCTGCCAAACCGTTAGAGCAAAATGTTGCTCAAAATGTGTCGCCTGACCAATTTGAACAACTTGCACCCGCAATGGCGTTAACGTCGCCAGAGCTTGCGCCTACAATAACATCTATTGCTAATAACAGATACACTAGAGCTACTCAAAAAGAGCTTGCAGACGCGCTTAGAACGGATAAACGTGAGCAATTTGATATATCTGAACAAGGTAGAAATGACCGCGCCAAAGAAGCCAACGCGCTTCGCGAAACGCTTTCAAGTGAAAGTAACGAAACTCGAAAAGCAATCGCAGCTTTGGTTGCCGCGTCCAGACAAAATCAAGGTGGAAATCAAGACCATTATGCGTCTGCTGGCGTAGACCCTTATACAGGAGAGCCTATTACATTTAATAGACAAACTGGGCAACATTTTAAAGCAGGCCCTAACGGAACACTTGTCCCATTTGGCAATACCACTGCACCTCCTGCTGTCAATGTTGCGCCTCAGCCTACTGGAGCGCCTACTGGAGCGCCTACTGGAGCGCCTACTGGAGCGCCTACAGGAATGCCGCCTAACGGTGCTATGGGCGGCGCTTCTGCGCCAAATCAATTCTCACCAGAGCAAAACGCTATTTTTAGCCAAATGTATCAAAATCAATTGTCCGGCATAAACCCTCGCGTAAGCACTAAGATTCAGCCTGCGTATTTACGCTGGCAGGAAGCCAATGGTATAACCCCAAGTGATATTGTAAAAGGGACTGGCGAAGCAAACGCAGCAAAAAGAACAGAGATGGACTTTAGCTCGGCGGGGAATTCTGGTAAAAACATAATGCGTATTGGAACAGCTGTGCAACATATTGACGTTTTAAAAGACGCCTATAAAGCCTTAGAAAACGGTGATATCCCTGCTGCAAACAGTATATTTAACAAAATAGCTCAAGAAAGAGGGCAAGCGCCGCAAGCGACATTTGGTGCTACGGCGCAAATGGTCGCACCAGAGATTGCAGCGGCGGTATTAGCTGCTGGCGGAGCATCGGCGCTTGGTGACCGTCAAGATTATAAGGCGCTACTTAACGGCAATATTTCACCCGCGCAGTTTAAAGGGTTGGTACAATCGTTTGATAGTTTGTTTGGCGGCCGAGTTAAAACGCTTGCAAGTGCGTATAAACACGGGACAAATAAAGATTTTGATTATGCAGGATATAATCTTACAAAATTTGCACCTAAAGAAGAAGCACCTCAGCAACCCGCAGGGCTACCGCCTCAAAACGACATTATGGAAGAATTACGCAGACGAGGGCTTAAAAAATGACAGATTTAAGCAAGCTATCCGATAGTGATTTAATGGCATTAGCCAATAACGACTTATCTAAAGTAAGCGACGAAGGGCTATTGCATCTTAGTGGTGAGCAATCGCAAGCGCCAGAAGAAAAATCAACACTTCAACGGTTTGCTGACATTCCTGCTAACGCCGTCCAATCACTTGTGGGCGCGGCAAAATATTCAGGAAACCTTCCTGCTGGACTGGCGCAAGGCGTATCTAATATTGGCGTTAACGCAGCGCAAACAGTTAACGCCGTGTCGCCTGAAAAAGCTAACGAATATAAAGCCGCAGTTCAACAGCAACTTCAAGGAATGGGCGCAAACCCAGAAAGCCTCCCGTTTAAAGTAGGTGAATTTGGCGGTGAAACAGCGCCTTTAATGGCGCTTGGTGGCGCAGCAGGCGCTGGCGCTAGAATGGCAAAGCTGCCTGAAAATGTTGCGGCGGCGGTGGAATCGTTTGGCCTTAGCACAGGCCCGTCAAAACAATACGCCAAAGACTATATTGCTAAAGTAGGCGCTGGCGCGTTAATGAATACAGCGGCAGGACAGCTAATTGACCCCAATAGCTCAGCTATGGGCAATGCAGGGCTTGGCGCGGCGGTAGGCGCAATATCCGGCACGTTAGCGCCTGTTGCTCGTGGTGTAGCGATGTTAGGTAAACCTTTATATGAGTCAGGCAGACAAGCTATTTTAGACGCTAAAATTATAGAGAGTTTACGCGGCGCCAATGCTCCCGAAGTGGTTGAAAAATTACGCGGAGGAATGACGCCTGAGCAACTTGCAGTGGACATTCAATCTCCTGAGCTTGCAGCAAATATTCAATCGTCAGAAATTAACAAAGCGACAGCACTTGAATGGTCAGCTAAACGTAAGGCTGAAGAAGAAGCATTAGCGTCAAGAGTTAATCAAGCGCAAAGCTCACTTAATGCGTTGCATCAAGGTGAATTGCCTGTTAGCAATGTGCCTAAAGCCATGCCATTTCAAAATGTGCGCGACGCGGTAATTGCGCAAAAAGGCGCTCTGGAAGACACTAAAGCGGCGCGTACAGCAGAGCTATTACGGCAAGCAGAAACTCAACAAGCAGGGCTTGAAGAAGCTAAGCAAGGCATAGTTAACGCGGTGGCTCAACCTTCTCAACGTGATGTTGGCTTAACGCTTGCGGAAAAGAAAGCAGAGATGGAATCAGCCGCTCGCGTAGAGCCACGCAAGCTATACACAGAATCTTATAGCCAAGCGCCAGAAAAGTTTAGCTTTCAACCTTTAGTTGATGCGGCGGGGGACATTAAAAATAGCCTTTCTACGGAAATTGACCGCCATGTTGCGCCTAAAGTACATGAAATTTTAAAAGCGCTTAAAGGTAAAGAAAACGAAGCGCCTGAAATTTTAGGTGCTAATGGCAAGCCGCTTAACCCTAAAACGGGCGATTTACCCTTTGAAGGAACGCTAAAAGACGCGCATGATTTGCGGTCTGCCATATTAGCCGACCTTAGAAGCATAAATAAATCGACTGATTCAAAAGCTAATTTAACAAAAAGTAATTTAGAGAAATTAGAAGCGGGTATTAATCAGACTATAGCGCAAGGCGTACCTGAAAGCGCGGGAGAAACTTTTACTGGCGCAAATAAATTATTTAGAGAAACCGTAGCCGCACCATATATGGAAGGTGAAGCTAAAAGATTAACGACAGAAAATACGTTTTCTCGCCCTAGAATTAACCCTTCAGAAGTAACAGATAGAGCGCTACATCCTGATTATGCAGTGGACTATGTTAATGCGTTTGGAAGTGACCCAGAAGCAATGCAGACCATTAAAACTGGTATCGAAGGTAAATTTATAAATGCGTTAAAGAAAGGGGGTCAAGCAGGCGCAGACTTTATAGAAAAACACAACGAAGCGTTAACCACTTTAGATTCTGCGCCGGCTAGCGCGGGAATTAAAGACCGATTAAGCGGATTCGTTCGTGATTTTGGTAGCGCAGAAGCTAAACAAGCAGCGCTTGGTGAGCAGATTAAAGCAATTCCTAAAGTGGTTGACGAATCGGTAGCTAACCAACAGCGGATTATTAGCAAATCAGCTAAAGACTTGAGCGCCGCAACTGACCCTGAAAATTTAGCTAAGATAGCCGTTAATGCAGACGTTCGCACAATGGGGCGCATATTGCACAAATTAACGCCTGAAGCTAAACCGGAATTGGCGCGTCAAGTCATTGATAATGCGTTTGAGCCTATGACAACAGGCGTTGAAAATGCAGGTGCTAAGACAGTTAAAGCGCTTGAAAATTCGCGTATTGCTACACTTTTAAAGGCTACTTACGGTAAAGAAGAAGGTGCGGCTAAATTGGCAGACTTTAAAGAAACCGCCAATATTCAGTCAATGCTTGAAAAAGTCAAAAAAGAAGCGCCAAATCATCCTTACGACACAGCGCAAGCGTTGGACAACTTGACTGAAGGTAAACCGGCGTTAAAACGTACAGTAGAGAAAATTATGTCGGTGCTTAATGACCAAGAGCAATTTGAAGCGCTTGCTATGACGGGCCGTCGAATAGGGGAAAGCACAAAGAAAATGGCTTCTGAGGCAACGCCGCATACACCGTATCAATTGACAACGGAAGGCGCAACACTTAGGTGGATTCATGGTTTAGTCACTAAACAAGCCGACAAAGCAATCGCGGATAAGCTGTCCAAAGAGCTTATGTCGTCAGAAGCATTTGCTAACGCTATTGAACGAGCGCAATCTCGTTTGCCTTATGACGAGCGAAACCTTAGAATAGGCGCAAGCGGTTTAGCAGGTCAAGGCTTATCTGCATTGCAATCACGCACATCATATAAAGGGGAACAATAATGGCTTTTAATGGCTCTGGGACATATAACCTGCCTGCTGGCAACCCCGTTGTTACCGGCACAACGATTTCATCATCAACAACTAACACAACCAACAGTGACATTGCAACGGCGTTGACAAACTGTATCACGCGTGACGGTCAGTCTACGCCGTCAGCTAACTTGCCAATGAACGCTAAGAAACTCACAGGACTTGCCGCTGGCACGTCTGCTGGGGACAGTGTGCGCTATGAGCAGGTGGTGCTTTCTGCTTCATTAGGCACAAACGTAGCGACGTTTCTTGCAACGCCATCCAGTGCTAACTTAGCGGCTGCGTTAACAGATGAAACGGGGTCTGGTGCTAATGTATTTGCAACTTCACCTACGCTTGTCACACCTGCGCTTGGTACACCTTCTAGCGGTACGCTGTCATCTTGTACCGTTGATGGGACAAATGGCGTTGGTTATATTAACATCCCTCAAAACAGTCAATCAGCGGCTTATACACTTGTCGCCGCTGATGCTGGAAAGCATATTTTTCACCCAAGCACTGACGCTAATGCTCGGACGTTTACTATCCCTGCAAATGGTTCAGTAGCGTATCCAATTGGCACAGCTATTTCTTTTGTTAATATGACATCTCAAGTCGTCAGTATTGCTATTACAACAGATACGATGTACTTAGCTGGCACAGGTACAACAGGTACACGCTCACTTGCGCAGTATGGCACAGCGACGGCGCTTAAAATGACATCAACAACTTGGATTATTTCTGGTGCGGGGTTGACTTAATGAGCGGAATTCTTCAAGCAGTGCTGCGCGATTTTCGGTCTTATGGCGCGGCGCCGGGGCAGCAAGCCTATACAACTGCCGGTACATATTCATGGGTTGCACCAACTGGCGTAACGTCAGTTTCTGCTGTGGCTATTGGTCCGGGGAATTTATATTCAGGTTCTCTTGGATATAAAAATAACATCTCAGTCACCCCCGGAAATAGTTATACCGTAGTAGTTGGCGCTAGATGCACCTCAACCGATTCTTATTTTGTTAATACTTCTACTGTAGTAGGCGGAGCGGGCAATGCCACACCATTTAGAGTTGGTGATGGGGGCGGTAACGGTGTATTTGCGGGGGGTGCAGGCGGATATTCTGGCGCAGGCGCAACGCGGGCAAGCGCTAATTCAAACGGAAATTCAGGGTCTGGCGGAAGTGGCGGAAGCGGCGCAAGAACGGATTGTTCTTGTACTTGTTTGCATCTTGGCGGCGGCGGCGGCGGCGTAGGCTTACTTGGCCAAGGCTCTAGCGGGGCTGGCGGTACAGGAGCAGGCACGTTAACGCCTCAAGGCGGGGGCGGCGGTAGTGGAGGAGCTAATGGAACACAAGGGTATAAAGTAGGTGTAAACGGTATTGGGGGAGATGGGGGCGCTTATGGGGGTGCTAGGATTGACTCAAATGTTGCCGGTATAGCTGGGGGCGGGGGCGTTAGAATTATATGGGGTAGTGGCCGCGCGTACCCATCTACTTGCACAGGGGATAAATGATGAAACTTTATATTGAAATTGAAAACGGGCTGCCTAAAAATCATCCTGCGCTTGAAGAAAATTTAATACAAGCATTTGGATGTATTCCTAACACTTGGGTTTCTTTTGAGCGTATCGAAAGGCCCTCTTTAAATCTTTATGAAACAGTTACTCAAGAATTACCAAAGTATGAATTAAGTAACGGGATATATAAAGATGTGTGGTCAATTCGACCTATGACTGAAGCAGAAAAAGTAGTTATTCAGCAGCATGAAAAAGACCGTTGGGCGGCCCTCCCAAATCGCGAAAACTTTACCGCTTGGACGTTTGATGATGCTACATGTTCATACATTTCTCCCGTTCCTAAACCGGATGATGGTAAACTATATCGGTGGGATGGGAACTCTAATACTTGGGTAGAAAGAGCGCCGCCTACGATAATCTAACATTATTGGAGAGTTTTCGTGACCGAAAAACCAAGCACTCAACTGGAAGTGGCGTATCATTTCCCTTGCCCTATTTATTTAATTGAACGTCCTGATTTTTTAACCGCAGTCAAGGAAGTGTCAGATGAACAATTAGAATCGACACGCAAAAAACATACCCTAGATGAAATTTATCCCGTTGTGATGACTGATAATTATTATGCTGACGCGCGGGTGACTGACTTTGCTAATTTTGTTGGTGCAACTGCTTGGAATATTTTGCAAGAGCAAGGATATGCAATGGACGATAGAGTGGTGCATTTTACTGAAATGTGGACGCAAGAGCATCACAAGCACTCGTCAATGGAACAACACGTTCATGGTTTTGGTGTGCAAATAGTTGGATTTTATTTTTTAGAAACGCCAGAAAATAGCTCGCGCGTTGTGTTTCATGACCCAAGAGCGGGTAAAGTGCAAAATGATTTACCAGAACAAAAAATATCTAACGCAACTCCGGCAAGCAGAATGGTTAACTTTGAAGCTAAAGAAGGGCGATTAATATTTTCTAACTCATGGCTACCCCATTCTTTTACTCGCCATGCGTCAGATAAACCGATTAAATTTGTGCATTTCAATTTAACCGTAGCGCAAGCACAATCTTCATGTTCAATGCCTGCTGCTGAAATTATATGAAATACCGCATAAGATTTAACAAATCTCGTGGTCAAGAAGGTAGAGGTTCAGTAGACCATGTTTGGCGCGTATTTGAAGATAATAAAGAATATTTGTTTAAAAACTTAGATATTCGTGTATCAGTTAAAAGTGAAAAAGAATCTGATTCAGAAGATTGGAATATTGTTTGCAAAGGCAAGCTATTTATAGATAAAGATTCATCAACTGCAATTATTGAGGGCATATAGTGGAACATTTCATCTCTTTATTATTCCTTGCACGAGATGTTGCGCACCGCGAGCATCTACGCACTAGAAGTTTTGCCGCGCACATGGCGCTTAACGACTTTTATCATGAGATTATCGAGCAAGCGGACGGTTTAGTTGAGGCGTATCAAGGCAGCTATCAGCTCCTTAAAGACCTTGAGATTATCGGCAGTAAAAATGTCGATAGCATTGAAGACTTTTTGAAAAAACAAGTGACGTGGATTGACGAAAACCGTTATAAAGTTTGCAGTAAAGATGACACGCCACTTCAGAACCTAATTGATGGTATTATGGAAACCTATTTTACTGTTCTTTATAAACTTAGATTCTTGAAGTGAGGTCGAGATGCCCGACGAAGCCTGCCGTTTAGCCAAAGCAGAACAGCGTATAGAAACGCTTGAGGAAGTATTTGAAGACAGAGGGAAAAAGCTAGACGCGATAATTGCGACGCTTGACGAAATGAAGTCCGAGCAAACGCGCTATAAAGGCTTTGTGGGCGGTATTGTATTCACCATTGGCGCGGTGTTCTCTTTTGTCACTTGGTGGCTAGGTAATCGATAATGGAATTCCTCCAGTTTGCCACGGACGTAGGGTTTCCTATCGCGGCGGCGACTGGCGGAATGTATTTTGTCTACTTAACGCAAAAATTCCTGCTTGATAGCGTCCTTGAGAAGATTAAAAGCCTAATTGGCATCATCAAGCAACTTGATAAGCGCGTCACCGCTATGTCGCATGACATCACCAAGATTGACGAGTTGGCGGCAACGGCGCTTAACATACCGCAAGAAAAAGACAGACCAAGACCACCTCCTGTTGAGAGGAAAGATTAATGGACGCTGATGCAATCGCTAAATATATTAACCAGTATGGATTCCCAATTATTGCCGCTGGCGGCATGGGTTATATTGTCTACTTTGTATGGCTTTGGGCAACCACCGTCGTAAAGCCTATTCTGCAAGAAGCCACAGACGCGCTAATTGAGCTAATCGACCAAGTGCGGGTGCTAGATAACGACATGATAAGACTGACGCAAAAACTGACCACTATTCTATTGCTACGGGAAAAGAAATGAAGATAGGTGAAAAAGGGTTAGCCCTAATTAAAGAATTTGAAGGTTGTAAGCTGCAAAGCTATAAATGCCCAGCAGGTGTTTGGACGATTGGCATAGGCTCAACTCGCTACGCTGATGGAACACCTGTGAAAGTCAATCAGGCGCTACCAACCGAAGCAGCGGCTTTGCATTTGCTTGCGCAAACGCTTGCCCCTTATGAACACGCCGTAAACGCGGTTAAGGTCGAGCTAACGCAGAATGAGTTTGATGCGCTGGTGTGCCTTTGCTATAACATTGGCACGGGCAACTTTGTTTCGTCAACGCTTGTTAAGATGCTAAAAGCGGATGAACCTAAATCTGAAATAGCGGCGCAGTTTCTGCGCTGGAACAAGGCGGGCGGTAAAGAGTTAGCCGGACTTACTCGACGCAGAAATGCAGAAGCGGAATTGTTTTTAAGCGAGTAAATCGTCACGTTCACGATTAGCGCGAAGGATGCAGTAGCGCTGATGCAATCGCACCAAGATAGAGCGTCTACGTTTACCGTGGCGCTCTGATTTAATCATTTTTTCTAGCTCGTCTTCTGAGTAATTATTCAAATTAAAGAAGATGTCGCGCCATGTTAAGTTGTTCATTTTAGCTCCTCTAAAGCAATATCTGAAATTGCGCGTTTGTCATGCAGACTTGCAAATATGCGCTCGTCTACGGTTTTGTCTGTTAGCAGTACATAGCAATATACAGCGTTCTTTTGTCCACTACGGTGCAATCGTCCAATGGTCTGCTCATATCTATCAAGTGACCAAGGAAGCGACAGGAACACCATTTTACTGCCGCCAAATTGAAGGTTTAGCCCATGTCCTGCTGATTTAGGGTGGACGAGTAGCAATTCTACTCGCCCTGCGTTCCACGATGAGATAACGCCTTGCTGGTCGATTTTCCGCGCGTTAGGGTACCG